CCAGAATTTTTATCAAATTATAAAAACAAGCAACCCAACTGGGGTTTCAATGGATTAGGATATATAGTCTATAAAAGAACATATGCTCGTTTAAAAGATGACGGTACTACCGAAGAATGGTTTGAAACAGTCGAGCGTTGTATAAATGGCGCGCAAAAAATTGGCGCAGGATACACAAGAGAAGAAGCCGAACGTATATATGATTACGTTTTTAATTTGAAATGCAATTTTGCTGGTCGAATGTTGTGGCAGCTTGGCACATCAACCGTGGATCGTTTTGGCGCTAATTCACTTTTAAATTGCTGGGCGACAGCAATGCGTGAGCCAAAAGCATTTTTGTTTCTTTTTGAAAATTTGATGCTTGGTGGCGGTGTTGGTTATAGTATTCGTCGCGAAGACGTTCACGAACTTCCCAAGATTAAAAAAGGTGTAAATGTCATTCATGAAGCTACTAAAGATGCCGATATCATCGTACCTGACAAGCGTGAAGGCTGGGTTAACCTTCTTTCTAAAGTTTTGGACGCGTTTTACGTCACTGGTAAATCGTTTTCTTATTCCACAATTCTCATCAGAGGTTATGGTGAGTCAATCAAAGGTTTTGGCGGAAAGGCTAGTGGTCCACAAATCCTTATTGATGGAATCGATAAAATTACAAAAATTTTCCAAGCTAGAGAAGGTAAGAAACTTCGTTCAATCGATGTTTTAGATATTTGTAATATTATTGGTAGTATTGTTGTAGCTGGCAACGTTCGTCGTAGTGCTGAAATCGCTCTCGGTGATCCAGATGATATTCTCTATCTTCGCGCTAAGAATTGGGGTTCTGGAAACGTGCCAAATTGGCGAGCGATGAGTAACAATACTATTTATGCTGATAGTTTCGATCACGTTCTTGATGAGATTTGGAAGAATGGATATGAGATCAATAAAGATTCTGGCTATGCAAACGGTGAACCTTATGGATTATTTAATCTTCCCCTTTCTCAAAAGTTTGGTCGCATTAAGGATGGGCCAATCTCACAGAATCTACTTTATCCAACAGATATAGACAATTGTGAGATGACCAATCCTTGCGCTGAAATAAGTCTTTCTAATTATGAGTGCTGCAATCTTTGTGAACTGTATCTTAATAATATTACTTCGAAAGAAGAGTTGATTGATTGTGCAAAACTACTTTATAAGACTCAAAAAGCTATCGCTGCGCTTCCTTTTATTCATGAAGAAACCAATCGTATCGTTCACAAGAATATGCGTCTTGGTCTTGGCGTTACTGGCGTTTGCCAGTCTCTTGATAAGCTTGATTGGCTTGATGACTGTTACGTCTCTTTACGCAAGTTCGACAAAGAATGGAGCGCAAAGCGTGGATGGTCTGAAAGCATTAAACTTACCACAGTAAAGCCTAGTGGAACGCTAAGTTTACTTGGTGGCGCTACTCCCGGTGTTCATCCAGCATTCTCTAAATATTATATGCGAACTGTACGCATGTCCAGCAGCGATGCTTTAGTACAGATTTGCAAAGACATGGGTTATCATGTAGAATTTTTAGTTAATTTTGATGGCACTGAGAATCGCGATACAGTTGTTGTTTATTTTCCATGCAAGACTCCCGAAGGATCAATTCTTACAAAAGATATGGATGTAATTAAACAGCTAGATATGGTCAAGAAGCTTCAAACTGTCTGGTCTGATAATGCTGTTTCAGTTACCGCTTATTACAAGCCAGAAGAGTTAAACGATTTGAAAGCTTGGCTTAAGAATAATTACGAGCATAATATCAAGAGCGTTAGCTTTTTGCTATTTAAAGATCACGGGTTCAAGCAAGCCCCATATCAAGAAATTGATGAATCTACATATCTTGCCGCCATCAGCAAAGTCAAGCCATTGATAACAAGCTCCTCAAACAGTAATGAAATGCTTGATATAGCCGAATGCTCTACTGGAGCTTGTCCAATTCGATAAAAAAAGTTGAAATATTTTCACTCAAATATAACATAAATCACATATACAATAATATGAACAAGACATCAGCAAGGACATTTACAGCTTCAACCAAGACCGCAAAATCAGCCGCAAAGCCAGCCGCTCCAGCAAAGCCAAGTGGTGGCAAGAAGAAGTAATAAAAAATAAACCCAAGAAAGCCGCCCTAAAAAGCGGCTTTCATTTTTTCTATCTATTTACAATTATGTGTAATTTTATTTATGAACATATTAGTAGATTTATCTGAGCTTATTGCTAAAAAAAGGCAAGGCCCAAAAAGCTCTGCACAAACTCCAGCAAAACCAGACGAGCGTAAAAAAGGGTCTAGCGTCAATGAACCGGGATCTGCTGGAACATCTCCAGACGCAAAGGAACGTGCAAAAGAAGTTCTAAAAAGAAAAGATGATAAGCAACTTGTTAGTAAAGCAGAAATAACTTTTAGCGAAAAAGTAATTAACGCTTTAAAGACCAAAGTTAAAAATCATAACGCCAAACATTCCAAGAAAGTAACTTTAGGTCAATTAAAGAAAGTTTATCGTAGAGGTTTGGGAGCCTTTAGTGCTAGTCATAGACCTGGACAATCAAGAGCGTCTTGGGCTATGGCAAGAGTTAATACATTTTTAAGAATGCAGAGTGGCGGCAAAGTCAAAGACGCATATCGTCGTGCAGATCAAGATATCGCAAATAGTTAATTATGAATACGATTGAAGTTGATATTTTCGGTTATAATGATTACGAAGAGGAAGATTTTCAACAAGCTCTTTCTGATCTTCAACAATTTGGTGTAAAAGAAGATGAACTAAATTTAAACTTTGTTAATATAGAAGAAACAGATGAACAGTAAAATCAGTTAATTAAATTAAAGATTTATTAATCTGAAGCAAAAAAATGAACATATCGGTCAATCTAAGTAATGAAATTCGCGCCTCTAAGGACAAAAAAGTCCTTAATAAGCCGTTTAGAACACCTAAAGGTCCAAAAAAATTCTCTGTCTATGTAAAAAATGAGAATGGAAATATTGTAAAGGTGAATTTCGGTGACCCAAATATGGAAATCAAACGCGATGATCCTGCTCGCCGCAAAAATTTTCGCGCTCGTCATCAATGCGATACAAACCCTGGCCCTCGTTGGAAGGCTAGATATTGGTCTTGCAAAATGTGGGAATCTAAAAAGTCAGTTACAGATTACACTAGTAAAGGTTCTATCGATGATATTGTTCATCAATGGGATGGAATTACTTTATGGGAAGAAGCAGATCTTTTAAAACTAACACCTTATTTATCAAATGCTCAAGAAACTACTGAAGAAATCGAAACAAACACTGAAAAAACTAATGAAGAAGCTGCCGAAATGGCTATGGCGCAATTAGCCTATATCGCTGATCATTCTAAAGATTTATTAGAAAAGCTTCGCACTAATCCATCAATGGCAGAAAAAATTGAACCGTGGGTTCAAAGCAAAATAACCATTATGGAAGATTATTTATTTTCTGTTTATAATTATTTAGTATATTCTCATGAAATTGAAAACGACAACGAAGATAATCAAGAAGAAATTAAAGCGGGAATGAGAATAATTAATATTAACCCTTCATGTTTACATTATAACAGTGAAGGTATTGTCAAAGAAATTAAAGATTTACCTGATAATATGGGAAAAATAGTTTCTTACGAAGTTATTAACAAAGGTGAAAACTTCAAAGAAGGTGATATTTTAACAAAAACATTAGATCAAATTGTCTCTTTAGAAGGTGCTTATAATTCTCCAAAAAAAGACATGAAATCTAGATGGAGCATGAAATATAAAAAATCAATTGATTGCGATAACCCTAAAGGATTTTCTCAAAAAAATTATTGTGAGCGTCAGAAAAGAGGCGGTAACTATAAATAACAATGAAAACAACATTTAAATTCGACAACAAAAATTTAGTAGCAGAGATTTCATTATCTAATGTAATTGAAGATGATGAAACAGAAATGCATAGTGAATATATGAGCGAGTGCATGTTGAAAGACGATGCATTTGTAAATACAGCAGGTATGTCCAGCAGCGATGCTAAATATATGTGCGGTATGTCATATATGAAAAATAGATCAATGCTAAACGAGATGTCCGGTCAACTGACTGAAAAGCAAAAAACTTTACCTCCTGCTCTTCAAAAAGCTATTTTGAATAAAATGCGTAAAGAAGGCAAGTTGAATGATCAAGGTAAAAAAGAAGCAGGTGAATCACCTGAAGGCGAAAAGTCTGAAGCCGCTCAAATCGCCGTGTTTCCACAAGAATCAGCGCCTTCAACTGCAGAAATTAATATTCACTTAACAAACGAAGGAATTAAAATAGACGAAAAGCTAAAAGCTGAACAGAATTCATCTGCTCCTAAAAATCCACAGTTACAAAGCTCAACGTTCGATCCAAAAGCTTAATATTTTAACCGCTAGGCAACTAGCGGTTTTTTCATCTTGACAGTTCCATTTTTCATGTTATCGTCCATAGCGTGAACAAACGAGAGCTTCTGAAAAAGCTTTTGCATATACCTCAAAAAAATCCAAAACATTTTTGGGGTATGCAATTTAGATTATTAAATAGTCTTCTGAAGAAATTTCCAGACCCTAAATTTTGGGATCAACTTTCTGTTGACAAAGTTGATTGTTTGACGTTATATGCTGGTGAAGATGCGAATGGAATAGCGGATAAATATAAGAGATTTATTTTTCAACCTGAATTCAAAAACCCCGAAATTAAACTTGGCGACAAGCTAGGCGATGATTACAATATAAAGGTAAAACCGAGAACAATTAAAGATTTTTTAAAATGAGTAGAAAAATTAAAGAAGATACAGACACAAATAAAATTACAACTTCTCAAGAGCAACTAAAAAGCTTCTTGAAGAATAATAAAGATTCACATTACAATTTTGAGCCGAGTATCGACTATAAAGTTTCAAGTAGCAGTTTATTGCTTGATTATTTTCTTACTGGTGGTTTAGGAACGGGACTTCATAGATTCTGTGGTATAAATGAAGGCGGCAAGACCAGCTGTGCCCTTCAGTTCATGAAGAATTTTTTAGATCAGTCAAAAAAGCGTAAGGGATTTTATATAAAAGCAGAGGGTCGTTTGAGTAAAGAAATGATTGAACGATCTGGAGTTAAATTTGTATTTGATGAGGATCAATGGGTTGAAGGCACTTGTTTTGTTTTTGAATCAAACATTCATGAAACCGTATTTGATGCAATGAGAGAACTTGTCGGTAAGAATGATGAAAAGATTCAATATTTCTTTTTATTAGATTCTGTAGATGGTCTTATCAGAAAGGGAGATCTTGACAAGACTTTTGAAGAATCTCAAAAAGTTGCTGGTGGCGCAGTAATTGCAGCAGATCTAATGAAACGCATTTCGATTGCGCTTCAGAAGCGCGGTCATATTGCAATATTTATTTCTCAGGTTCGTGCCGACATTAAACTAGATCCATACAGCAAAGCTCCTATTCGCCAAACTACCGCAACCGGTGGTAATGCTTTGCTACATTTTGCAAATTGGATTTTCGAATTTGATTCTCGTTTCAAGGGTGATTTGATTCTTGAAGATCCTAACGCTTCTTATGACGAACAAAAGAATCCTTATCTTGGACATTTTGTTAAGATTGTTGTAAAGAAGTCTCCAAACGAACGCACTAATTGTACTATTCGATATCCAATTAAATATGGACGAAAGAATGGTACTTCGAATTGGGTGGAAAAGGAAATTTTTGATTTTCTAACTATGTGGGAAATTGCAATTAAGAAGGGAGCTTGGATTAGTTTTGACGAAGACTTTCTTAATACTTTAAAAGAAGCTGGATTCACAGAGTTTCCTGCTCAAATTCAAGGATCTGCTAAGTTTGAACAAATTGTTAATGACAATGAAAAGCTTAAGAACTTCTTCTATAAGTATATCAGTGAAAATTTACTAAATTTTGGCGATGGAATTTCTATCACTCAATAATAAAAAAAAACGTTGTAAGAACGCTCGCGATTATATTATCAACTGGACAATCGATAGCCGTAGTAAATTTCAAACAGAGGTCAAAAAATTTTTACGAAACTATTGGCTTCATAATATTGTATTTGAAGAATTTCCTATTGTTGGGACTCGTCTAAGTTTGGACTTTTATAATGCTAATAAAAAAATAGCCATAGAAGTCCAAGGCAGACAACATACTGGTTATGTTGAATTTTTTCATCAAAATAGAATGAATTTTCTACATCAGTTAAATAGAGATAAGAAAAAAGAACGATTTTGTGAACTTAATAAGATTAAACTTGTAACAATTTATGAAAATGATATAATAAATAAACATCTTTTTGAAAGTCAAGGTGTAATATTATAAAATGAAAAAAGATTCGCAATCAGAGAATTTTAAGCAATTTAAAATTCCTGAAAATTATTTTAATAAATTGTATGAGTTTACTGGATCTGATGAATCTTCCAAGGGTTTTATAGTCGCTTATGTTTCGCAAGATGGTTGTCCGACAATTTATACTAAGGTGGCGAATGCAATCGTAGAAATGGGATTGGTTAAAGCTTTAGAAAAATATTTAAATGAAGTGAATAACAGTCAAGATTCCATTGACATCAGCGAAGAAACCTGATACGGTGGTTTTGGCATGATTTATTCATATGATTTAGAGACGCAATTGCTTGCTGGATTGATTAAATATCCAGATCGTTATGCTGAAGTTGCGTCATTTGTAACCGAGAAAGACTTTTGGAGCGAAAGTTCTAAAATTAACCGTACTATTTTTTGCGTACTTCGTCAAGCCATAGACAATGGCGAGAAAATTGACGACGTAGTTATCTCTCAAAGAGTTAAAAATTATGGAGTAACTTTCGAAGACAATATTAATCCATCAGATTATATTGAATCATTATCGTTAAAGAAAATTTCTCCTGAGTCTATTATCAGCGTAGCTAAAGAATTAAAGAAATATACAATCCGTCGCGAAATATCTTTATGCGCTGCTGATATAAATAAGAAGATGAAGTCGATATCTCCATCTTCTGATTATAAAACAATTGTTGAAACTGCGGATAAATTATATAATGATCAAATAAATTTATATGAAACAGGCGCAGATCAACCAGAAGATATTTTTGCTGAAATGGAAGCTCTTATTGAAGAGCGTGGCAACAATCCAGTAACAGAATTCGGTTTTGCTGGTCCTCATCCTAAAGTTCAAGACATGTATGGATCTTTGCTAAGACCTGGAAATATTACCGTAATCGTAGCTCGTTCAGGTGTAGGTAAAACTCAATTTTGTTTAGATTTTACAACGAAAGTTTCAGAAAGATATGAAGTTCCAGTCCTTCATTTTGATAACGGAGAAATGAGTAAAGATGAATTGATATTTAGACAATGTGCCGCCATGACTAAAGTACCGATGCATCTACTGGAAAGCGGAAATTGGCGTAAAGCAGGTACAGAAATTGTTGAAAATGTTCGTCTTGCTTGGAAGACTATAAAAAAACAATACAAGCATCTTTATTATTATAATGTCGGTGGAATGAGTATTGATGCACAAATAAGTGTTTTAAAGAGATTCTATTATTCTAGAATAGGCCGTGGAAATCCTCTTATTTTTAGTTTTGATTATATCAAAACTACAAGTGAACATACTAGCAATAAAACCGAATGGCAACTTGTTGGTGAAATGGTAGATAAATACAAGCGATGCATTCAAAAAGATATTAAAAGTGATAAAGGGCCATGTATATCAATGATGACATCTGTTCAGTCAAATCGCGCAGGTATTGTAACAAATAAGAGTGCCGCGAATGTAACTGATGACGAAAGTATCGTTTCTTTGTCAGATAGAATTACTCAATTCTCATCTCATATGTTCATTCTTCGTCAGAAGACTTTTGATGAATTACAGAATGAAGTTGGCTATGGAACTCATAAATTTATTAATGTTAAAGCTCGCCATCTTGGCAAAGACATAGCTGGCGCAATCAATCCAGTAAAACTTTCAGATGGTACTTTAAAGAAAAATTTTGTTAATTTAGAAATTGTTAATTTTTGTGTTACTGAAAAAGGTGATTACAGAGACATTGTGGACAATATTTCGACAACCGCAACTGTAGCCAAGGACAATAATGACGACGTACCTAACCTCGATTAATAATCAAGTAAATCAGATTGAAAAGATCTTAATTGATCTTGGTTATAATTTATCTGATCGCGGTAAATACTGGCAATGCAACGCTGTATACAGAAACGGTGATAACCGCACGGCATTACAAATTTGGAAAGACACTGGTATTTGGCGCGATTTTGTGGCTAATACTTCTTATCAGCCATTCAAAAGATTATTAGAATTAAGCTGCAACGACGATTCTAAAATAGAAGAAATACTTGTTTCTATCAAAAATAATAACGAATCATTCACAGAATCAATTAGGACTCCAAAAATGGAAACAGAACAATTCTTTGATCATGACGAAATAAAAACTCTTTTACCTCATTATGATTATTATAATAAGAAAGGCATAGATACAGCTATTCTTGAACTTTATCGTTGCGGATTTTCAATGTCAGGTAGAATGAATGGCCGTTTTGTGTTTCCAATCTTTGATGAAAATAAAAAAGTTATTGGTATAAGCGGCAGACATTTATTATGGAAAACAAATTCTAGTTTTCCAAAATGGAAACATTTAGGCAAGAAAACTGGTTGGATATATCCAATTAATATACAGTCTCAAGAAGACAATATTTTTTCTAAAACTATTGAAAAAAAACGCAGTATAATTTTAGTTGAAGGTATCGGTGATAGTCTTGCCTTATCACAGCAAGGATATCATAATCATCTTGTGGTTTTTGGATTAGAAATCAGCTCTAAGCAATTGTCATATCTCATGTCCTTATCTGTTGATGAAGTCATAATTGCTACCAATAATGATCGCAACAAAACCGACAATCGTGGACTTCAAGCCGCCATAAAAATTTTTCTTAAACTCATTAAATATATTGATATCGATAAAGTTAAAATAAAACTTCCTATCTGTAAAGATTTTGGAGAAATGCTTGAAAAAGGAATAAGTTTAGAACAATGGGAGAACAAAACAAGAAATAGAATCACCCAAATAGAATATATACTAGATTATGTATATAATACCGACAAAGATAAGAAATCTATTTCTATATTAAAAAATTATCTAGAAAGTTTGAAGCTTTGAAGGAGACATTATCTGCCAGTAAAATTAAAACACTTAAATCCTGCTCATGGCAGTATTGGTGCAAATACATATTAAAGCTACCAGATAAAACTAATTCTGGAGCGTTGATTGGCGATACTGTGCATATTGTTCTTGAGTGTCTTGGTGCGCCAAGGCACAAAAAACATTATACTAAAATACTTGCGAAAAAAAATATTTTTGCTTCTAAAGCTGTTAAAAGACTTGTCTATAAACACGCTAAACATAAAAATCTTAATGAAAAAAATCAAATAAATGATATTTGCGTCATGACATTAAATGGTTTGATGTATGACTTTTTTGGCAAGCAATACGGCGAACCATCTCAAATAATTTCAGAAAAAGATTTCGAGCTTACCGTAGAACAAGAAGATATTCAATACAAAGTCAAAGGGTTTATAGATAAATTATATATCTATAAAAACATCAGCCTAGTTCTTATTCGTGACTTCAAAACTAATAAAAAGAAGTATGAAGGTAAAGAAATTTCTGACAATTTGCAAGATTATATTTACACTCTTGCGATTAGAAAACTTTATCCAGAACTCAAGAACATCAAAATGGAATTCTTGTTTTTAAAGCAAGATTTAAATGATAATGCTGTAATGCCCATGCAAACAAAAACCAAGTATGAATTAATTGGTTTTGAACATGAACTAACAGGCTACCAAAAATACGCTGATTCATTTAATGAAAAAACTGCTACATCAAACATGGCGGCGAATCAAGGCATACCTAAAGACGGCAGTTTTGCCGGAAAACTCTTGTGCGGATTCGCTAAGGAGCGTGATCAATTAAAGAAAGACGGAACTCCAATGTGGTATTGCACATATAAATTTGGATTTGACTATTTTGCCATAGTAGATAAAGATGAAAAGATCAAAAAATCAGCATTTACAAAAAAAGAATTGGCGGGAATTAAATTATTTGATGGAGAAAAAATAATAAAAAAGAAATATTATGGTTGTCCCTGTTTTAAATCTGCTGAAATCATCGATCCTTTTGATCTTGACAAGTTCTAATTTCGTGTTAGGATGAACGAACTATGCTGCCGTTGTTTAAATCTCACTTTAGTATAGGAAAATCTATACTTACTTTAGATGATCCAAAGAAAGTAACCGAAGGTGGATCAGATAGCATCTTTAAGATCGCTAAAGATAATAATTTAAAACAGATAATACTCGTAGAAGATACTCTCATTGGATTCTTTGAAGCGTATAAACGCAGTAAAGAAATGGGTATTCAACTCATTTTTGGACTAAGAATCTCAATGAGGAATTCTGCATTACCAGAAGATTCTCAAAGCGAACATAAGGTTATTGTGTTCGCCAAAGATAGCGACGGATGCAAACTTCTCAATAAAATATATTCGAGAGCTTTTTGCACGAATACTGGATTCTTGGATTACACAGATTTGAAAGAATTGTGGAACAATGAACATTTAAAGCTTGCCATTCCATTCTACGATTCTTTTATTTATATCAATAATTTTGCTTTTGGAAACGCAGTTCCTGATATATCATTTACTAAACCAAGTTTATTCTTGGAGAATAATGCATTAGCATTGGATCATCTTTTAGAGGAAAAAGTGAACGAGTTCGCAACAAATAATGACATTCCTGTCGTTAAAGTCCGCACTATTTATTACAATAAAAAGTCAGATGTCAAAGCTTTTATGACTTACAAGATTATTTGCAATAGATCATTCGGTAAAGAGAGATCATTAGAAAAACCAGAGCTACCTCATTTTTGCAGCGATAAATTCAGCTTTGAGGCATGGAAGGAAGAAAATGTTACGATTTAATAAAGAACAAAAGTACATTTGTTTTGATTTTGAAACATGTCATCTAAATCTTTTAGATGATAGTAATAAACCTTGGCAGCTAAGTTATATTATTGCCAAAGGAAACAACATAGTAAAAGAGGTTGATAATTATATTTACTGGCCTAATTTAAAACTATCTGAAGGTGCCAAACTTGTTACACACTTTGACGAACGTAAATATCATTCACTAGCAGCAGATCCTAAAGAAGTTTTATTTACTTTTGAATCATATATTTATGATGAAGATTATTTAATCATTGGACAGAATCTTCTTGGATTTGATGTTTATATTCACAATATCTATCGCAAACTTTTAGGACAAAAAACTGATTTTTCTTATATAAAAAGAATTATAGATACGAATTGTATAGCCAAAGCTATAAAAAAAGATCTTAAGCCCCAGAAGGATACGGATTTTACCTTTTGGCAATATCGATTGAATGATTTTCGACAAAAAGGCTTGAAGACAAGTATCAAAGCTCAGTTAAAAGATTATAAGATTGACTTCGACGAGAACATGCTTCATAATTCAATGTACGACGTTCAGATGAATTTTAAGATTTTTCAGAAGCAGTTATGGCAAATTGAGATATGAATTTTTTAGAAGATATCAAACCTTACGATAACGCCATGCTTCCCGGCGTTCGATTACCTCAAATTTCTATTGAAGGTAAATATTACGATCAGTTGCAAATACCCATTTCATCTGACAACTTTACATTTCTAAAGACACTTTGCTATAGAAGTTTAAACAATCTACAATTAAACAATAATCAGTACATTGAGCGTTTGGAGATGGAGCTAGACATCTTCAAAGAACTTGACTTCGTTGATTATGTACTACTCAACTGGGACATTCTTAAATTCTGTCATGAAAACAATATTCCTACTGGTGCTGGTCGTGGTAGTGCCGCAGGTTCTTTGGTCTTGTATCTTGTAGGTGTTACGAAAGTAGACCCAATCAAATACGGTTTATTTTTTGAACGATTTGTGAGTCGTTCTCGCGCTAAGAAAATAATTAAAGATGACATTACTTATCTTGATGGATCGCTGTTACCCGATGTAGATAATGATATTAGTTATGATCGTCGTGCAGAAGTTATTTCATATATTGAAAAAAAACATCTTGGTAAGACATCTAAAATTCTTACTTTAAATACTCTATCAAGTAAACTTTGTATCAAAGAATGCGGCAAAATCGTTAGCTCATATTCAGAAACAGAAGTTAACGAAGTCAGTGATAATATTCCAAAACTATTTGGCCGTGTATTTGAGCTAGAAGAAGCTTACAAAGAAAATGAAAAGTTTAAACAATGGGTAGATCAAAATAAAAATCTCTTTGAGATCGCTAAAAAGATTGAAGGTTTAAATAAAAATACAGGTGTTCACCCATCAGGCATTGCTATTTCTTACTATAAGATTGAAGAAGTTTGTCCTGTTCAAAAAACTTCTGATGGCGATTTAGTTAGTGGCTACGACATGAATTATGTAGCTGAACTTATGGTTAAATTCGATGTTCTTGGTCTTCGTACTTTAACTGTCGTAAACGAGGTATGTAAAAGACTAAATATTGAAATGACTTCTATTGATCCTGAAGATCCTTTTATTTATGAGAGTCTCCAAAATCTTCGTACCCCTCAAGGTTTATTTCAGATTGAAGCAGAAACTAACTTTAAAGTCTGTCGCAAGGTCAGGCCAAAGTCTTTGGAACAACTCAGTGCAGTCGTTGCTATTGCTCGTCCCGGTGCTTTGGACTTTGCCGATCAATATGCCACCTATTCTGCGTCAGGCGTATTTCAATTAGTACATGACTTCTTTAAAGAAGAGCTTTCATATACTGGAGGCATTCCTTTGTATCAAGAACAGTTGATGAAGATGGCAGTTCGTGTTGGATTTACTTTAGATGAGTCAGAACAGTTGCGCCGAATCGTAGGTAAGAAAAAAGTGGATCAGATGCCAGCGTGGCAAGGTAAAATTCGTCAGAAAGTATCTGAGCAGAATTTAGATCCTGCAATTGGTGATGTGTTGTGGAAAGTTGCCGAAGATTCAGCTAATTACTCATTTAATAAATCTCATTCAATCTCGTATGCAATTCTTGCTGCTTGGACTATTTATCTTAAATTTAAGTACCCTCATGAGTTTTTTCTAGCTTTGCTAAGATTATCTAAGCATGAGCCAGATTCTCATCATGAAATTAGTAAAATATCAAAAGAGCTTTTGCACTTTAATATCATTCTTTTACCGCCGGATTTAGCTAAGTCTGCATTAGATTTTAAGATTGAAGAGAATAATATTCGATTCGGTCTTAACTCTATCAAAGGTGTATCTGAAAAAACTTTACAGTCTCTACAGAATTTTCGCGAAACTAACACTCCAACTAAGTTCGACATATTTATTGCTGCAAAGCAAGCTGGTATTAATATTGGTTTATTATCATCTCTTATTCAAGCTGGAACTTTAAGTTCATATACGCATAGACGTTCACGATTAGTTCTTGAAGCTCAAACATTCAATCTACTGTCCGATAAAGAAAAGAAATTTGCATATTCTGTAGCATTAAAATATAATTATGATATTCTAAACATTGTTAGTGAATGTGCTTTTAAGGGAGTTTGTCTTAATGAAAACGGCAAGCCATTCATGACCGAAAAGAGAAAGAGTACTTTTAAGAAAAAATATGACGAGTATAAGAAGATATACGAACAAAACAAAAACCATGAAAAATTTGCCAACTGGGTTTTTGAAAACAAGCTTCTTGGCTATACGCCATCAATAAGATTAAAAACTATTTTTAAACAGTCAGAATATAGTTTTACTGATACTTTAGAATTTCATTCTGTTTATAAAGAAGATCGTATTAAAATGGTTGGGGTTATTGATGAGGTTTATAAAGGTAAGACTAAGAAGTCTAATTCGACATTCTATCGTTTTCAGTTAAAAGACGAAGTTGGCAGTGTAAGTGCAATGTTTTTAGATGGTGGAAAACATCAAAAATTAACAGAATATCTTGAAGATGGTCTTAAGATACCAGAAAAAGAAAATATTGTGGTTTTCACTGGCAGAAAAGGTGAAGATGTGTTATGGATTGAGGGTATTGGTATCTTAGATGATAAGATATATATGAAACTATCTGACGTAGAATGAAAAATTTAAATCTTACACCAAGAGCGCAAAAACTAATAAAAGAGGCATATAAAATTGCCCTTGATCTCAAACAGAATGAAATAACTCATTTGCATTTATTGATAAGTTTTTTTAATTTAAAACAAAGTCAAATCGAAGAAGCTTTCAGCAATTTTGGTTTTGATGTTGTTAAAATTAAATCTACGGCCACATCTTTTATTAAGTCCAAAATATCTTCCCAGAAAAAGGGAACGATCAAGCCTTTACTTAATGATGATCTTAAGAATATATTTAAATGCGCTAAAACTATATCTTCTAAATTTGATCACAAGTATATTGGATTAGAACATATTTTTATCAGTTTATTTGAAATCCAGAATGAGATGTTTTCATTATTTTTAATGAGTAATGATTATAATTTTGCTAAAGTTGTAGATTATGTTGAAAAAAAGTTAGAAGAAGATGATATGCTTCCAATTGGATCTGATGAAGATATTTGCGAAACAAAACCAGCTAAAGAAACTTTCAATATCAAAAAATATAAAGTATTAAATATCTATGCTACTAATCTTAATTTACAAGTTTCAAATGGTAAAATCAATAATTTGCATATCAACAAAGAACTTATTCAAAAGATCTCCGAAGTTCTTTGCCGTAAAAATAAAAATAATCCGCTTATTGTTGGCGAAGCCGGTGTTGGCAAAACAGCATTAGTAGAATCTCTTGCTCAGGCTATAGTTAATAATAAAGCGTCAGATTTACTGAGCTTAAAGCAAATATATAATTTAGATATTCCGATGATGATTGCTGGCTGCAAGTATCGTGGCGAATTTGAAGAAAAAATTAAAAATCTTCTTAAAGAAATAACTGATGATCCTTATATTGTTCTATTTATTGATGAGATTCATACTATAATTGGTGCTGGCAATCCCGAAAATGGTAACGATGTTGCTAATATTCTTAAGCCTTATTTAGCCAGAGGCGAAATTAGCTGCATTGGCGCAACAACTTTCAATGAGTATAGAAAAACAATTGCAGGTGATCCAGCATTATCAAGGCGTTTTCAAATAATAAAGATTGAAGAACCAAATAAGGAACAGACATTTAATCTTATTAAAAATATCAAAAATAGCTATGAGAGTTTTCACATTATTGATTTCTCCGATGATGTTCTTAAATTTATTATCGAATCTGCAGAAAAATATATTGAAGGTAGATTTCCAGATAAAGCTTTAGACATAATCGATCAAGTAGGAGCAAAATTAAAAATAAAGACTTTTGCCAAGTCTTTTGAAATGATTAAGATTGAGAAAAAAATAAGTAGGTTGATTCAAACAAATCAAAATAACATACAATCTAAAAAAACAGTTTGTTTACAAGAGCTTCTTTCTGAATATGAGAATTCAACTCGAAAAATGATTGATAATTGGCGAAATAATAAGTATAAAGTATCAAACAACGACATCTTAGAAGTTATTTCAGATAAAACGAACATACCTATTGAAGATTTAAAAATGCAAGACTTCGATAAAGTAAAATTATTGAAACAAAAATTACAAACTGAGATGTTCGGTCAAGACACTCAAATAGATCATATTTATAAAACTCTTATCCGAGCTAAAGCTGGTTTTAGAAATTTTAATAAACCTATATGTTCTATGCTATACGTCGGTCCTACAGGTGTTGGCAAAACAATGACTGCTAAATTTATAGCTGAAACATTGTTCCCTAATAAAAATAACTTTATTAATATAGACATGTCAGAATATACTGACAAGACAGCTGTTAATAAACTATTCGGATCTAATCCGGGTTATATCGGTTTTGATAAAGGTGGTGTTTTAACAGAGCGGGTTCGTAAAAATCCATATTCATTAATACTATTTGATGAAATTCAAAAAGCTGATCAAGATGTTTTGTATTCTTTGTTGCAAATTTTAGAAGAAGGCAAAGTCACAGATTCATCTGGCAAGATCGTGGATTTTTCAAACACGATTATAGTTATGACTACAAATGTTGGTGCAGATATTATCAATCATTCTTCTATTGGATTTGGCAAGCAGAAAGCGAGCAAGCAAGACGTTCTTGGTTCAATTAAGAAATTCTTTCCTGCTGATTTATTAAACAGAATAGATGAAGTAGTAATTTTTAATCAGCTTGATGAAGAAAACTTGAAACAGATAATAAATAAAGAGCTTAAAATATTTGAAAATGATTTGTCTAGTCGAGGTATTGCTCTCAAATACTCCAAAGAAATAATTGATCTTATTTTTAATAAGCTTCAGTTCGACAATTTTGGAGCCAGACAAGTTATTAAAACTATTCAGCGAGAACTTCAAACTCAAGTGGCTGAAAAAATGCTAGATTCAAATAAAAAGTTAGAATTGGAAATTTCTGTAAAAGATGGCAATATTTGTGTAATATAGATATATGCCATTACCCAAACCCTCAAAAAAAGAAACAGAACAAGAATTTATTAACCGTTGCATGGGGGACGACATGATGTTAAAAGATTTCAAAGATCAAAAACAACGTGTTGCTGTTTGTTATTCTCAGTATAAAATTCGCTATAAATCTAAAGGCGAAACTAGCTGGGATGATGTTAGAATAGGTGATAGTTTAAATATTATTTAAAATGAATCAACACAATCCACTTTATAACGTGAATACAAATTCTTCAGCTTCAAACGATACGTTTGATTTCGCAATGCCAGATATTCCTGAGCCTCCTCAGTCTGAAAAGGTAGAACCAAAAGATAGAGATGCAGTTGGTTTTAAATTTGGTTTTATTGGTGCTGGTCAAGGTGGAGGAAAATTGGCAGAAACTTTTTCTCAAATTGGATATGCTAGAGTTGGCGTAATAAATACAGCAGATCAAGATCTTGCGACAATTAATGTTCCAAATAAAATGAAGTTTGGAGAACAGCAAGGTGCAGGTAAGAATAGAGATTTTGCCAAGCAAGCATTCTTAAATTGTAAAGAAGATGTTGTAGATTTTATTAAGACTTCTATTGGTACTGATATTGATCGTATTTTTGTTACTGTTGGTGCTGGTGGTGGAACTGGCGCAGGTGTTTGTTCTGAATTAATAAAAACTATTAAAGAATACCAGTCAACAGTAAAAGCTACTTCACCATATGTTGGTCTTATTGTTGCTTTGCCCAAATTATCAGAAGGAAAGAAAGTAAGTCAAAATGCTTATGAGACTTTAGAAGAGGCTTGTGAATTAGTCAAACAAAAGATTGTCTCTCCACTTATTATTCTCGACAATGAAAGAATTAATAGTTTATATCCTAAACTATCAATTAATAAGTTTTGGCAAGTAGCTAATGCTAATATTTGTTCTCTGTTTCATCTATTTAATAATATTATAACAAAAAATAGCCAATATACAACATTCGATACAAATGATTTTAGAACTGTCCTAGATTCTGGAATTATGGTTTTTGGCGCAGCTAATATTACTAATTATAGCAATGAAGCCGAGATTAGTAAAGCAGTCCGTGAAAATCTTAAAAGAAATGTGCTTTGCGGTGAACTTGATCTTTCTACTGGTAGCACAGCTGCTGCTGTCGCTATCGGTGACGAAAAGACGTTAGACAGCATTCCCCAAGAATATTTAGATAATGCTTTTAATCAACTCAACAGAACTTTAAAAACTAATAGTACTGTTCATCAAGGTGTTTACAAAGGCGCGAAAGAAGGATTGTCTATATTTACAGCCATTGGAGGAATAACAACTCCAATTGGCAAGTTGGAGGCTCTTCTAAAAGCAAGCCAATAAGTGTAATATTAAATACAATGAATAATCAACTTCCTCAATTTTGCACTATTAACACTGCTACTTCTATTACATGTCCATCCGGCAAAAATATATATGTTGTAGCCGCTACCGCTGGCTTTACAGCTTTGGGCCAAGCTATTACTATTTCTGCTCCAATTAGTTTTCCAGTTCCATTTAAAGTAACTACAGACATTACTTCTGCGACTGCTAAAACTATCTTCTATTATTTAGCTTAATTTATTAGAAATATCGCAGAATAATGCTATTATTCTGCGATATGAATCTTCAGATTTACAAGCCCAACTCTAAAAATCAGGGTTGTGCAATTAGTTTTCAAATTTCTCATAAGCCAAATAGCGAACCGCAGTTTTATGTCAACTGTATCGCTCAACATTCATGGAATGATCAGACAAAAACTGGTTCATTTGCAGAGAGTAGAATTAATCCTTCCAAGACTATTGCCATCAAATTCAATGAATTTGAGCTTGGCGAGATTATTAACGCTTTTCAACAGAAAACTTCTTACTCCACTTTCCATTCAAGCGAAGCAAGCAAGACACAAATTAAGCTTGCTCCTTACGATAAGACAAAGGGAACTGGCGAGTATGTTATTAAGTATACAGCTTTTGGGTTGTCTTTTACTCGTAATGGCGTAGATACTTTCAAGATCCCGTTAGAACCGGGAGAAGCTGTTAGATTGATCGCTTTTATCAATAAGTATTATTCGCTTCTTGATGATTCTCGCAAGTTAGTTCCAAAGAACGATAAGCCAACAAATAAGAAAGAACCAATAGCTCAAGTAGAAACTGCAAAAACCAAGAAGTTGGAGTCGGTTGCTGCCAATTCTGAAGAAATGGATTTCTAATGCTTAAAAAGACAGTTTTAATTCATAGCAATTTTTGCAAAATGTTTACTGGATTTGGTAAGCATAAAAAAAATTTATTATCTTATTTATATAAAACTGGTAAGTATAGAATTATTGAATTGAGCAACGGATATACTTGGAATTCAGAACAATTAAAGTTCATGCCTTGGGAATCTTATGGATCTTTACCAGAAGACGTTGAAGTTCTCAAAGAAATTTCTATTGATGAAAGAAGAAAAAATGCATCAGGTTATGGTGCAGAAATGATAGATCATGCTATAAAAGAATTAAAACCAGATATTTATTTAGGCATAGAGGATATTTGGGCTTTCAACGGTTTTACTGATAAAGAATGGTGGAATAAAGTTCATTGTATTGTTCACACCACATTAGATAGTTTACCGATCTTGCCTGATGCCGTTACAATGGCACCTAAAATAAAAAACTATTTTGTTTGGGCCTCGTTCGCAGAAAAAGCAATGCATAAATTAGGCCATACACATGTAAAAACTGTTCGTGGAACATTAGACACTTCATCATTCTATAAAATATCAAGCGATGATAGAAATAAACTTCGCAATAAATTTAAACTACAAAATAATTATATAATTGGATTTGTTTTTAGAAATCAATTGCGAAAATCAGTACCAAATTTATTAGACGGTTTTAAGATGTTTCAAAAAAACAATCCAGAAGCAAATGCAAAATTACTTTTGCATACATCATGGAATGAGGGTTGGGATATATTGAAACTTTTAAAAGAAAAAGAAATAGATGTTAAAAATATTCTCACCACTTATGTATGTAAGAATTGTGGGTCGTACAGTGTCAAACCTTTTTGCGGTCATGTTATAAATTGCGATGTCTGTAAAGCTCAAAATAGTTGCGAAACTAGCAATGTAAAAACTGGAGTCAATGAAACTCAATTAAATGAAATATATAATTTAATGGATGTGTATTGTCATCCATTTACATCCGGCGGTCAAGAAATTCCAGTTCAAGAAGCCAAACTAGCAGAGCTTATTACTCTTGTCACGAATTATAGTTGCGGTGAAGATTGTTGTACTGAAGAAAGCGGCGGATTACCTTTAGAATGGGCTGAATACAGAGAGCCTGGAACTCAATTCATCAAAGCATCTACGTTACCTAATAGTATATATACACAATTACAATATGTTTATAATCTAGCAGATGATGCACGGCAGCAAATGGGAAAAACTGCAAGACAATTTGTTATAGATAATTTTAGCATAGAAGTTGTCGGAAAATATTTTGAAGATCTATTCGATAGTTTACCCAAAATAAATTATGATTATGAAAATAAAAAATCAAAACTTAATCCATTTTATGAACCAGATACTAATTTAAACGATAAAGAATGGGTTGAATCATTATATAGCAATATATTAATGAAAATCGATTTAGCCGGGGTAGATCATTGGATAAACAGATTAAAAACTGATTTAAAAAGAGTTGATGTAATTAATTATTTTCGCAAAGTTGCCTTAAATGAAAATCAAAGTTTGTTTTTAGATGAAATGTTGCAATCTTTAAAAAATGCTGATACAAATAAAAGAATTGCTTTTATTCAGCCAGACGGTGCAGAAGAAATTATAATTTCAACATGTTTAATCACTTCTATAAAAAAACTTTACCCTAATCATGATATCTACTTTTTTACAAAAGCGGAAAATTTTGATTTGATAAATTCGCATCCAGATATCAAAAAAGTTTTAAACTATTTTGACAAAATGAACGATCCTTTATTTTTTGAAGGCAAAGGTAATTGTCCCAAATATTTTGACATAGTATTTGCACCATATTTATCGATAAATAATAATTACTATCGAAATTCCGAAGATATTCTAGAATATAGTATTTATGAATCTAACTGAAAAAATGGCCTTGGACTGCGGAGTCAAAATATCAAAACCATATTTAGATAAATATTTTTTGCCTCTTAAAAATGATAATTTTATAATTTTTGACACAAGAAGTAAAAATCCATATGGTGAATATGATTACTTTAATGATGTAATTGACCTAATTAAACCATATTTAAATAAATCAAAAATCGAAATATTTCAATTAGCTACCGAAAAAAACGCTAAATTAAATTGTAATAAATTATTTATTTCTTTAAATAAAAAACAAGAAAACTATTTAATTTCTAAAGCTAAGATTCTAATAGCCAATCAAAATTATACTTTGCATGTAGCATCTGTTTTCAATATAAAGTCAATAGGTTTATATTCTTTGTATGATTCAAAGAATACAAGACCAGTATGGAATAAATCTTCTCAAATAATTTTAGAATCTGACAGAGATGGCAATTTACCATCTTACGGTCAATTGAAAGAAAGTCCAAAAACGATAAATTTTATCAGCCCATATAAAGTTGCAAAGAATATTTTAGACAATTTAAACATAGAAAATAATCTTGGAAAATATGAACTAGTACATTTAGGTAAAAGTTACAATCAAAAAATTATTGAAATTGTACCAGACTTTATATCTTCTGAAGATTTCATGAAACATAGATCTATAAATTTGCGATTAGATTACATTAAAAACTTGAATGCTTCGGTTTTTCACTATTGGGTGTCAAATAGAAAAGTAAACATTATTACTGACAAAGATATTAATGTTTCTTTACTGACTCCATATAAAAATAACATCTTATTATTAACAATTATGATGTCACCGAATATCTCTGAAAATTTTTTGAAGCTGTGTAAAAATTCAGGTATACAAATAAAAATTTTTTGCGATGATAAAGAAAAATTAAATGAATACAGATTTAAATTTTTAGATTGGGAAATTAATAAAGATTTTGACGATAATAAAAAAATAGAAACTATTAACAATTTTTCTGAATCTTCTAAATTTATAAGTTCTAAAATTTTAATTTCTAAAGGTAAACAATTTTCTTGCAAGGCTAATTATCTCGCAAACAAACATCTTGACAAGACCGAAGAAAATGTCATACTATGCAAAGAATTCGAACAAGAAATAGAATTTTTTAAAATCTACAATGAACGACAAGAACAATTTACATCTAGCACCTCAGTCGCGTAACACTTGGGGTTTAATTGAAGACGTAGAATATAAAACCAATGAAGATGGATCAATCAACTGGCGAGCGATGGTTAAGCCAGAGCATTTATTCCCTAATCGTGGATGGTTTGAGGCGCGCAAGCAACAAATGCCTACTTCGATTGAAGGTCTTAGTGATAGTCAATTACTTATCAAGCTTGCTGGTATCAAAGAACTCGCTAAACTTAGAGGATATACAAGTGTAAAATATGATATCATAAAATGCGAAACGCACTACGTTGCTGTTAAGTGTGGTATAACTTGGATTCCTAATTATGAGTCACAATATGAAAGTTATTATGAAGATGTCGCAAATGCTACAGTTAATAATACTTCGGATTTCGCTGTCAAATTCTTGGAGACGATTGCGGCTAATCGCGCATTTGTTCGGGCTGTAAGAAATTTTCTTAATGTACACATCGTTGGTAGCGATGAAATTGATGCTTCAAAAAAAGGTGCTATATCTGTATTCGAAGATGACAATGAAGTAGCTCTGCCTTCTTCTCAAGGAATGTTAGAGAAGTCCGCAAAAAATTCAGGGATGCTGTCATTTACAGAATTTCAAGAGTACCTGCGAGAAGCTTGGAAACTAGGCGTTTATAAAAACGCTGAAGCAAAAGTTTGGACTTCTTATGATGATATTCCTGCAAAAGAAGCTAGAATTTTAATGTCAATTTTAAAAGATAAATAAATATAAATATGCATAAAGAAACCTTATATATTAATATTAAAAAGCTTTCCGAAAACGCAACAATTCCTACTAGAGGGACTGATTTTGCTGCTGGATACGATTTATATGCGGCAGAAGATACTAAAATTTGTTGTGGTAGCAGAAAGCTAGTTAAGACAAATATTTCGATGGAAATAACTCCCGGTTATTATGGTCGCATTGCTCCTCGCTCAGGTTTGGCTTATAAGAACGGTATTGATATTCTAGCTGGTGTAATTGATTCTGACTATCGTGGAGATATCGGGGTTATTCTGTATAATACAGATAACGATTCAGAATTTAATATAAAGAAAGGAGATCGAATCGCTCAGATTATTTTTGAAAGCTGTCACACAGCCACGTTTATAATGTCTGATAAACTTGAAAACACGCTAAGAGAAGCAGGAGGATTTGGATCTACAGGAGTATGAACAGTAAACACATAAAAAAAATAATCGATAAACAATTTAAGATCGCTAAACTTGATCTTAGATATGAAGACGTTTGCGAAAATCAAATTCCAAATTGGTATAAAGAACATGCATATTCAGAAGAAGAAAATGAAAAATGGAAGAATTGGACAATTAATTATCTTCGCGATAAAATGAAGCTTACAAAAGATAAGGCAACAATTGAAACAGCATGGTTAGATTTAAATTATGGATTGCGTACAATATCTAATCAGCCAAAGAAAAAGAATAGACGATGAAAACAAACAGAGATCAAAGTTTACTAGATCTTTGTAAGATTTTAGACACTGATTATATAGATTATGGAGGCAAAATTTCTCGCTGGGTTGATACTTATAACCGCAATGATTGTAGCTGCGGTTGTAAGCATTTTATTCCTTTGTACAATGAAAAATACAAAGATGCAGATATGGACTTCGGAGTCTGTGCAAATAAGAAGAGTAAAAGATGCGGATTGTTAACATTTGAACATCAAGCTGGTTTTGGATGTTTTGAAGTAGAAAATCTTGGGTGAGGTGGCAGAGTGGTCTAATGCAGGGCTTTGCTAAAGCCCCGTACTTCAAAAGAGTACCGAAGGTTCAAATCCTTCCCTCACCGCCAAATTAAATTGTCCGATGGTGTAACGGTAGCACAAGAGACTTTGACTCTCTTTGTATAGGTTCAAATCCTGTTCGGACAGCCATTTTAATAATGCATGAAGTAGATAATATTATAAATAATCTAATTAGATCTATTAAATTAGTAGATTCTAATAAATCTATTCCTTATCTTGTCAAAGATATTGATAAGCATGTTCAAGAAGCGTATTCTCAACTTTATAAATATAGAGAACAAAATTCAGTGTATAAACCTCTGAATGGCAACAAACGAGGACACTGCTGTTAAAATCTCCACTCCTTGTATTAGAAAATGTAATTTACTTAATGATAATTGCATTGGCTGTGGTCGAACTTGGCAACAAATCAGAGACTGGTCTTTTTATAAAGAAAGTGAAAGATTATCAATAATGAACGATCTTAAGCCAAATAAACAATTAAAAAAAGATTATGAGTGCTGGTAAAGGAGACAAACCTAGAAATTGTTTTAGTAAAAAATATAAATCCAATTACGATACAATAATTTGGAACAGAAAATTTAAATGTCCTGAATGCAAATATGATTTAAAAAATAATTTTAAAGTTTGCCCATCTTGCGGTTATGAATTTATGGTTAAAGGTGAACGATAATTTTTTAAATAAGCACAATTTAATTAATCCGTGTAAAGATATGTGTATGAAAAAAGCGTTTCTTCTGTTCTTTTTGATTTTAACTGGTTGTTTTTCTTCAATTAAACCAGCTAAACAAATTGACGATAATCAAAAAAATATTGCTAAAGAAGAAAAAAAAGTTGAAAATACAATCGAAGATTTGGAAAAAAACACTAAACAAAAGAAAATACAAACAGCTACATTAGCAGCGGGTATTCAACATTCATTATTGGCCGTAACCAATCCTCCTACACAAGTAAAAACCGCTAAAGACTTGAATGAACGCGTTATTTCTATAGTTGGTACACCACATATAGACGAACTGAATAAAGTAAAACAAATGGTTGATTTGTTAAATTCAGCAATAATTGAAGAACGTAAACGCGGTGAAAAAATGTTAGCGGAAAAAGATGAAATTATTAATAAATTGCAAAAAGAAACATCCGAATTGAAAGAACAATACGACAATCAGATGTGGGATATGAATGAAAAAGCTAAAGAAATAGCTAAACAAGCAGATTCAAATAAAGCTACACTTGACAGCATGAGCGGTATGTTTGGATTAAATGCTGTATTTTGGGGTTTAAAGAAATTCTTTTTTAGTGCTATAACTGCAATAATAATATTTACTGTAATATTTATTATATTACGATTGCTTGCTACTATTAACCCTGTTGCCGGGGCAGCGTTTTCCATATTTGATATGATTGGTTCAATGGTCATATCTGTATTTAAAGGTTTAACTCCAAAAGCTTTTGAAATAAGCAATTTGATTAGTAAAGATAAATTTGATCAATATAAGGCACCGTTGATTAAAATTGTAGATGTTATACAAGATTTCAAAGAAAAACACAAAGATAATCCCGATAAACCATTCAAGATACAATATATTTTTGATCAACTAGATAAAGATATGGATAGAGGCGAGAAAGACCTAGTAGATAGTATATTGAAAGAATTGAAGTGGAAAAAATAAAAAAAGAATTAAAACAAAACAATATTTTTGCGAGTATGTAATACATATCAGCTTTGTATATAAAATAATTCGCAGTTCAATATATAAGTATTTTTGTGTATATTAATATATATTTATGACAAATGCGGTTTTAGAAGTCGTTCAAGCCACAAAAAATATAAATGATTATTTGACATTGGCAAACGCCACAATTGCAGCTTTAATTCTATATGGTGGTTATTTGATGAATTTTACAAGAAAAATAAAACCATATATATCTGTTACAGACGATATTGCTGTTTTAAAAACAGAAGTTGCTACTATATCTAAAGAATTAAAACCCAATAACGGTAAAAGTCTAAAAGATCAAGTCAGCGATCTTCAATCATCAACAAAAATAATTTTATATCGCCAACGATGGATTTTAGAAAGCATGGAAGAACCAATATTTGAAACAGATGAAAAAGGAAATTTTACATGGGCAAATGATGCTCTCATTCGTTTGACTGATAGATTATTTAAAGATTTGGAAAATAATAATTGGATAAATGCATTATGCGAAAAAATAAGAGATCAAGTGAATGAAAGGTGGCAATCAGCAATAGAAAATAAAAGAAATTTTGAACATGAAATAATAATCATAGATGGCAAAAATAGAGCTTTTTCTGTTAAATGTCACGCTGTTAGACAAGATGATGGAATTTATATGGGTAAGTTCACAAATATTAAAGAGCTTAAAGATCATGAAAAAATCTGTTGACTTATGCAAATTATCGTGTAAAATTATTTGCGTATGATCAATCATATTAAAAAATACATCGTTTCAATTCTAACTTCAGTCGCAGTTTTTGCTGCGGATAATGAAGTTCCAATCACAGCCAACGTTTCAGCTGGCTATAACAATCATTATATTATAAATGGTTTAGCAAAAACTGAAGGGCAAGGGTTCGGCAGCTTCAATATCGGTACTTCATATTTTGGAGCCGATGTTTATCTCGGCGGCATTGTTCTGCCAGATTCAAATGGATTAGATGAATCGCACTGGAATGTTGGTGTCGGAAAGTCAATTCAAATTCTTGAAAAGTGTAGTCTCCGTGTTGATTTGCAAGGACTACGTCATCAAAGCGCGATTCCCGGTGGTCGTAACTCAATTGAAATTGCTCCAAAAATTGCCTTAGTAAATCCATATATCACTCCGTTCCTTCGCGGATCTCATGATTTTAATTTAAAGCAATCTGGTTACATTGCTGGTTTTGAGCGTCCAACTGATGTTTTTGGTTGGTTCAGTCTCAATCCAAGCATTGAGTATGGCAAGTTCACAGATTATGAAGTTGTAGCCGCCAAAATTGGTGTATCTCGTACCTTTTTTAATCATCTTACTCCTTATGTTGAGGTTGGTTGGTACGACAATAATTTTAGTCCATCAAAATATAATATTGCCACTAGAGAGTTCAGCGGTGACATTGTTACTGTAGCAGGTATGCGTTGGTCGTTCTAATAGTGACCTATATTTAAGCAAATAAACCGCCAACGAAAGTTGGCGGTTTTTCGTTGACATCTTGAGCTTTTTTGTTAAAATTGTTCAATGTCGAGTTATTCTTATCAGATAACTACTTTACTATTAGATAGCTTATTCATGCCTTATACTTTTCTGAATGGCAGATCGACTTTTTTGCATCTAATAAAGAATAACATTAAATGTTTTGATGCAAATGAAAACTTAATAGACAATAATTTGCAATGGTTTTCTAATGAGAATATAAAATTTTATAACGATCAACCATTTTTGACTTCTAAAAATAAAATATGGTTTTTACCAACGACAGCCGTATTAAAATCTTCTTTCTATTCAAGAAAAAAAAAGATACCACGCACTCTGAGTTTATTAAAATTGTGTACAATTTTTGATTCTACCTGTCAGATTTGCTACGAAAAATTTGACAAACGCGATCTTACCGTCGAGCATATATTTCCTCGTTCGAAAGGAGGGACAAGAGAAATCGAAAATATCACCTTGACTTGTGCGCGGTGTAATCAGATAAAGAAGGATATGTATCCATTCTTTGATCACAAAAATCGCGATATAAAATCTGTCCCTATGCCTATACCCATCTTGCCTAGTAAACCCTTAAACACTAGAGAAGAATGGCGTAAGTTTTTCATTTATAAAAAATTATGAACATATCTGAATTTGAAAGATCTAAACCTATTAATACTTTTAGAAAAATTAATGAGCTAAAAAAATTAATTCAAGAAGAACAAATTAAAACTGAGAATTTATATTCAAACCGTATTGCCACTCTTGACTCTATGTTAAAAGCTGTCAACGAATTAATGGATACATTTAAAAAAGGAGAATAGTGAGCTATCTTTCTACAAATATACCTACGCAGATAGGCTATTTAGATACATCATTTTTATGCGACAGTCCGCCAAGAACAACTGATAAATACATTCCTGTAGAAATATTTTCAGTTGTATCAATTCCTAGACGATGTTTAATGTTCAACGTAATGAGCGAGTACGGCGCACAATTTGCGCGTGTTCCTATTCATTATTTAACCAATAGTGAACAACCTATAACTAAATATGCATTAGATTGGTTACAGCTTTGGGATTGTTTTAGTTATTATTTTACAGTTCAAAGATTTGAGTATCTAAAAAATGTTAGTGCTTATATTTATCTTAAAGATAAAAAAATGCACGTTGCTAAATATTTGTTTACAATTGATTGGTGTAATGGCGAAGACTATAATTTAGGATATTCTGAAATATCTGCTGGTCATAAATGCGCTCATATTTTTTGGGGCGAAGGTGGACAAATGTTCGCCCAACCTAATAACAGAATAATTTTTAGAGACAGCGGAGCATGGATATCATGTAAACTTCCTCCAGAATCAAAAACTTGGAAGCCATTTTCAAAAGAATTTTCCTGTGAAGGTCTTGCTCACAAATGGACCGCAGGAGATGAAGAATTAATGTATTATGAGTTTCAATCCGAATAGCCCTAGACTATCAAAACCTGAATACGGATGCTATTTAGCGTTGTCTGCTAGATCCCGATCTGAAGATCCTCACACACAAGTAGGTGTTGCGTTATTTGATGATGAATGGCGCACAGTATCTACTGGCTTTAACGGTTTCGGTCCCGGTTACATACCCGATGAAAGCATTTTCAAAGACAGGGAAACAAAATCTTGTTTAATTAATCACGCCGAAATCAATGCTATATTGTATGCATCAAGGCAACCATACTACGCTTGCATGGTTTATAGTCCATGCATTCATTGCGCCAAAACAATCGCCGCATCGAAAATAAAAAGCGTGTTTTTTATTAAACAATATTTTAAAAATTCAGAGCAACAACCAGACTTGAAATACGAACAAATTTTTAAATTTTATGGAATAAATTGCATTCAGATCAATAATAATAGTATTAACAAAATCTTGTATTGGATAAAAAAAGATCAAGATTTTTTACAATCTCTTCATGATAAACCATAAAAAAATTTTAGAAGATTCTGCTGATTTTTTTAATAAAGAAGTTGATAAAGTAATCACCAACATCTCCACCGCTAAAAATGCAAAACAACGTAATAAATATTTGAAACAAATATTTGCTCTTAAAAATAGATTGCAGTTGGAAGTTAAGATGTTAGACGATCACTCAAATTTTTGAAAAACCTCTTGACAGCCACCGAAAACATGGTAAGTTCTTCTCGCGCAAAGAATTGCGAATTTTAAATAAAAATGAGTGCTACTATTAATTATAATATTAGTTTCGTTAGTTTTAGTTATAAACCACAATAAAAAATATGAGTAATACTACAGATAAGCAGACAGACTGGAAGAATCGTGAAGTTGGTGCGCTTTGGAAGAAAGCTGCTGCCAACGGAAAGAGTTCGTATTGCACGGGATATCTCGTTACAGACGAACTTGGTGCTAAAATTAAGCAACGTGTAATTATGTTTGCTAATAAAACTAAAAATAATGAAAAGTCTCCTGACTTTATTATTTATTTGTCGAATGAGCAAGATAATCCTGAAGCTACGGCTGCATCTAAGGCAGTAAAGACTGCGCCTCCAAAGAAAGTGCCTCAACCCGCGAGTGCTGAGGATGATGATGGTATCCCAATGTAAGTCAAAGCCCCCAGAAATGGGGGCTTTTTGTTCCTTGACATTTTTGAAAAACCCCCTAAACTGACCAAGATGAAATACGGACTAGTTTGCATTTCTGAATTACTGCGAGAGAAAAATCCTGATTTGGCTTTCAAAATCATGACTCGCGCTCAATTTCATAAAAAAAATCGAGATGAATCTATCGCAGAGCTTTCTCGACGTATTTCTCATAACCTTACGGTTACGATTGAAACGCTCAAACATTGTAAGGAAGTAGGTATCAAGCATTATCGGCTTTCCTGCAAACTATTTCCTTTAATAACTGATCCGACCCTTAACCTTCAAGCAGAACTTTTGCCACATTGGAACATTATTGAACAGAAATTAATGGAAGTAGGTCGTGTTGCGCGAGAACTCAATATTTCTATTTCTATTCATCCTGATCAATTTGTTGTTCTTGGTTCAGATTCAGATGATGTTTGTGTCAAATCTATTACTGAACTTAATTTTCATGCATGGGTTTTGAATCAGATGAAGATGCCGCAGACTTATGAATGCCCCATGAACATTCATCCTAGTCTTTCTACATTTGAATCAGCGGAAAAGTTTGTAGATAAATTTATTCGTAACTTCTTTCGATGCGATATTGGAGTTCGTAACAGACTAGTCTTGGAGAACGAAGACAAAGGTTTTTGGACTTGCAGTAATTTGTATGACTACTTTCATAATTACATGAAGCAGGTTTATAATTTTCATTTTCCTCTTACTTATGATAATTTGCACGATACCGCAAATCCATCTGTACTAGCTGATGGTACTGTTGTGCCTTTTGAGAAGAATTTTATGCGTTTTTATCAGACATGGAATGTTTCTCCTGTATTTCATTGGTCTGAAGCTGAAGATGGTACGAAACGCAATCATTCCAAAAATCTTACTGTGCCGCCACCTGATATGGGCCTTGATGTTACTTGGGAGATTGAAGTTAAAGGCAAAGATAAAGCTTTTGTTCATTACATCAAACGTTTTCCTAATTGAAAACATAACTTTATATATTATAATTAGTACATGAAGCATGTTACTATTAATATCGGGGATGATGATTTAAAGGATATTGCTGAAATTTTTGACAAAGAAGCTGATTTCAAGCCTCAAGCACGGCAAGATCATTTAATTATTGGTATACTTCGTCAAGTATTAAATAATCCCAAAACTGAAATCATAGATACTATCGATCTATGAAATACACACTCAATGTAGATGGCACAAATAATGGCGGTAAGTTTTTGGAAAACTACATTGGACAAGAAGTAAATATAGAATCTTTATATAAAAATATAGAAGTTAATTCGCCGCCACTTGCTATTTTAAAAACCAATGATGGCAATCAGCATAGCATACAATTAATTGATGTAAGATTCATTGGTGAATATATTTATATTCATTGTTTCGCTATACAACATGACAATGAACACGGCGGCAAAGCTTTATTAAGATTAAAACCTGTTTGCGATTTAGAAAAGATAATTAATCCATAATTTAAAGCATCATTAGCATAAAAGTAATGTCCCTGTCTTCCAAACAGGTCAAATCGGGGCAGTACCGATATGATGCTCCATTTTTATGACGCATAAATTTGCAGTTATAATTGAAAAATATTTTTATTATAAAATACAAAACAACAATAATTTTTATTTACGGATACTTGTTTTAGATGTTATCAGAGCATTAGTCGATGAAAAACAATCAGCAAATAAATATCACAATGAATTATTTTATAAATGTTCTCAAAACATTGCTAGTAAAATCAAAATATTTGAAAACAAAAACAGTATCATTTTTTACCTTGAATTAAACGATGGCTTCTTCGAAAATTTTTTCGAAGAACCCCTTGACAACCCAGAATAACCTGCCATACTGACCACGCATGAAGATCCTTGTTGCCGATAAAGTCGTTGCGACCTCGCACGATTTTCCCTCCGTAAATTGTTCGATTGATGCTGAAGACATGAGGTACATTTCCTCTCTTCTTCGCAACAATTATTCAAACACAATTCTTGCGACGATTCGCGAGACTTACGCAAACGCCGTAGACGCAAACAGCGAAAACGGTTTTAGTCCCGAATCGATTGAAATCAAGTGTCCTACTAGTTTTGATCAGACTTTTTCTGTTCGTGATTTTGGTGCGGGTTTGAGTCGCGATCAAATTTTTAATCTGTATAGCAAGTTTGGCAAATCTACAAAGCGCGGATCTGATCTTTCAATCGGCGGCTTTGGAATTGGACGCTTTGCTCCTCTTTCTTACAAAGATAGTTTTACTGTTACTTCTTATCATAACGGAGTAAAGACTATTTATTCTATTTATATCTCAGAAGAAAATGATACGAAGATCGATGAGATATTCAGCGATCCTACTTCTGAAAAGAATGGTATTTGTATTACTGTTGGAGTTTCTAAGAATGACATCACTAAATTCAATAGTGAAATCTCGACTTTCTTTAGTAATTTTGAAGTATTGCCGAAGTTTCTAAACGTTCAGACTGAGATTGATAAGCCAAAGATTCTTATCTCTGGCAATGGTTGGCAGATTCGCATAACTTCTACTATTTATAATCCTTATGTAAATAGTGGACAAGGTATTATAATAGGAGGCATTTATTATCCCATCAATGCAGAACTCCTTGATTTCAAAAGCGAAGACAATTATTATGCTTGGACTAAACATATCACTAAATTAGTTTTTTTTGCTGATATTGGTAGCGTTTCATTGCATCATTCCCGCGAAGCTCTTGAATACAACAAGACTACAAAGTCTTATCTAAAGTCTCGTTATAAAACTTTTTGCGAAGAGTTTACTAATTCAATCAAGAGTAATGTCGAGCAATTTGATTGTTTGCGCGATGCTATGAATTATTTCAAAGAAATTAAGAATATATTTCCTAGTAATATTTTTGATAAACTTGAATCAAGAGGTGTTTTTACGTTTAAGGGATATAAGATTACTGCTAGCAATTTTAATCGCGCCACTTACGAAGTAGACAATAAACAGTATCGAATTCCTGTTAGTTCTAAAACTTACACTTTAATTAATAATGATCGTGTAAGTATTAGTAGAGGTTATACAATTAGTAATGAGAAAAATTCTTATATTGTTTTTAACGATCTTGCTGAAAATACAAAGGTTGTTCCTCGTTTATTTAATCTGGCTAAAAAATATACCAATGTCATTGTTATCAGTCATGATTCATCTATCGTTGGTTCTGATGTTGTCAATGGAATTGATAAGTTTAAGGAAATTCATCGATTTGATCTTGTCAAGTCTGGTTTTTGCAATCTTAGTGAATTGACTCCAGTAAAGCTTCCTTCTAACAGAAAGCCTTCTGCTAGTGGCTCATATACTCCTAATTATTTTTATAAGATTCAAGGTTCCGCTTTTCACTCTTCAACTTCTTTTACTCAAGAAATCAACGACGCTGCTATTACGAAGCTTTATTTTCCCATCTCTGATGGAAAGCCTATTAATCAGTATTCACAATTTTATCGTGAAAAGAATAAACTTAATAGTCGTTTTTTTAGTGAATTAGACGCATTGTTTGAGGTGCCTATTTATGGAGTGTCAAATAATGTAGTTGCGACTACTAAATTTAAAAATCGCGCCGACTTCGTTGATGTTGTCAAGTATGTCCAAGATAAATGGAATAATTGCACTGATGAAGTTAAGTCGTTGATTCTTGAATATATTTCTTGCAATACTGATGACGAATATAATATTATGACTTTTACTGCCACGGTTGCAGATATTATTACTTGTCAGAAATATCATTACAAACTGAAATGTTGTTCAGAACTTCTTAAGAAATTAAATATGTTTGAATTCGCTATTTTTATTAAAAAATGGCGACATGTATTGGAGAATCTTAAAATTAATATGTCCCACGACAATGAAACTCCAGTTTCTATTTGTGCAAAATATTTAAATCAAGTCACTGAAGAAATTTATAAAAATTATCCCATGCTTGAAGTTCACCGCGATCTTTGGCATTCTGATCGCGACAAAAATGAAGCAAAATTTAAGGAGTACATTTCTTTCATCAATCAGCAGAATTCTGTTGACGTTTCGAAAATTTGAGTTAGCATAAACAAACAATTACGGTGTAAAAAATATTATGAGCAAGCCAGCATATATTGTTACGAACAACGCAATCACGGTGATCTACGAAGGTCAGCCGTACACTGTCAACATTGATAATCCAAATTATCACGGGTTGAAGAATGCTCTGCTAAATGCAGAATACGATAACATTGGTCACTTTCTTGACATCAAGAAGCAGATTGAAGATTTTACTCACGGTAGTATTAAAGTTGTTGCCGAAAAGGTTTATTATGGCAATTATGAACTCAAGGGTTTTGTGATTGATAAACTGCTTGATTTTTTGCGCTCTGGAGCAAAGGACGCTCAACCTATTCTCAATTTTATTGAGAAGCTTATGTTTAATCCAAGTAAGAATAGCGTCGATCAACTTTACACTTTTCTTTCGTATAAGACTTTGCCATTGACTGAAACTGGCAATGTTATTGGATATAAAGGTGTTGATGCTGATTATTATTCAAAACATGGTAACAAGAATACAATTGTTATTACTGGTAAGGTTCATAAAAATGGTCGCATTCTAAATACCATTGGTGAGACTATTGAAGTCGCTCGTAATAGCGTCGATGACAACAAGGATAATCATTGTTCTCATGGTTTGCACGTTGGTAGCTATGATTATGCCAAGGATTGGGCTGGCAATAACGGCCATCTTATGATGGTTGAGTTTGATCCTTCTGATGCTGTTAGTGTTCCTACTGATTGCAGCTTCCAGAAACTTCGTGTTTCTAAATACAAGGTTATTGGTGAGGTTCCTTTCGAGCGTATCAAGGATGAAGCTCCATTGAATGAACTTTATTATAATACTGATAAAGAAATTGATATTGAAGATGAAAGCGATTGTACTGACAATAGCGGTTGTAATGTAAATGAGGGTTACAACTATAGTGATTCTACTTATCTCGCTATAAAAAATTATGTTGAGGGTCGTATTGAGGCTGGATCGCCTCCTACCCTCAAGTCCATTCAATCCCGACTAAAGGGAATTCATATCTCTTGCCAAGAGATCTATGATCTTTGTTTGGAACTAGGATTTACAGTTCAGAAAGATGATGATACTGCATTGAGCAATTGTATTGTTTCAGGTAGTTCAGATTCAAATGATCAGTAATTATAAAATATGAGTGAAATAACTTCTGTTACAACACAACCAGTTGTCTTTTTAAATGCTATTACAAAGGCAACTCCAGAGCAAGTTGACACATTGTGGTCAATATTGAAGTATAAGGAAATCGGTATTTATCGCAAAATAAAGTGCATGAGTTCTGTACTTGGGCTTGATTTTGACAAGATACTTACTGATCTGCCGAAGGATGAAACAGGTCGTATTTTGGATTATAAGACTCGTCATCTGATTCATGATACACTAATTAAGAATTCTTAAAATGAATAAACGTTACATTGTTAGAGATAAAGATGGAACGTATCAGTCAGCCTATAATCTTGCGCTAGGAAAAAAGAAAGCGTATGATTGGGCCATGCAATGCGCGAAGTCTGTCAATGGTGTTATTTATTATTCCGAAGGCGAAAAAGAGGAAGAGGTTTTTCGCACTCCTGAAAATCGTCGATCTTAGTGAGAATAAAGGTTTGCGGTTATCCTCAAAACCGCATTTATTTTATGGCTCATTTTCTTAAACTTCATGTATTAGATCCCGGTCACGATGAAATTTCTAATACAATAAACAGGCACTATAATTTTCAACTTATCAATCTTGATATGGTTGTAAACATTGAACAATCTCATATACACAGCTTAATTTTTACGAAAAACAACGCAACGCATCCCATAAGAGTTAAAGAAAGTTTAGATGATATTTTAAAATTAGTTTCAAAATAATGAACTGCGATTATTGTGGTAAAAAGACAGCGTTTTTAGAAGATTTAGATTATTGTTCTGTATGCATGGATTGTCTTGGTGAATTAGAAGATCAAGAAAATGACCTATTTGATTTGAATAAAAAAGATAGAAACGATGAATAATTGTAAAATTTTTGTACCGTTAATCTGTTACAACAGAAACTGTCATGCAGATTACATGATGTCAATCTTGCATCTTGTTTCTTACTTTCACAGATCAAATATAAATGCAATATTTTATCCGATTTTTTTTGAGAGTCTTATCTCAAGAGGACGCAATGCTGCGGTTGCAGAATTTTTAAGAAGTGATGCGACTCATATTTTATTTATTGATAGCGATATAGCCTTTGAGTCTGAAGATGTTCAAAAGTTGATTGATAGCAACAAAGAAGTTATTTGTTCTCCTTATCCAAAAAAATACATTAAATTAGAAAACGCAAATCAAAAAAACAAAGAAATTGTTGATTTCGCTGTCGGAGGCACCCTGATTGAGTTAGATAAAAATATCTATGAAATAGACAGTGTTGCAACTGGTTTTTTACTTATCAAACGTCAAGTTTTTGAAAAGATCTTGATGTTCAACAAAAATCTTACATATATTAATGATATCGATGGTTATGGTTCTGGAAAGAAAATGTGGGATTTTTTCAAAGTAGGCATCAATCCTAGAACAAGAACTTATGATAGTGAAGATTGGGGATTTTGTCATCTTTGGAGAAATATAGGTGAAAAAGTATATGCTCGCTCTGATATTAAACTAACTCATTGGGGATGGTATGGTTTCAAAGGAGATTTTAACAAATGGATTGAAACGGCTAAAAAAACGTAAACCCTCCATTTTTGGAGGGTTTATTTGTTAGCCTTTTTCTGTAGGAGGCGAATCTTTCGGTCCTTTACGAGGTGGATGCATCTTTTTTCGATCTTCTTTTGATATTTTACTTCTTTCTTCGCGATCTAATTTACCATCTTTATTGAGATCGTATTTTTTTAACATTTTTTGACGAATTTCCTTGCTAACCTCTGGAGGTCTGCGATGATTTCCTCCTTGACCGGGAGTATGTTCTGGTTTAACTTGAGCGTTGAGACTGAGGGTCAACGCGAATATTGAGAATAGATATTTCATATCAAATATAAATGACACTGGAAAAGTACTTTTGGGTACAAATTTTACTTTATCTTTACAAAAATTATGAAATTATTAGATTTATTTTGTTGCGCTGGTGGCGCAAGCATGGGTTACAGCCAAGCTGGATTTGAAGTAACTGGTGTTGATATAAAAGATCAACCTAGTTATCCTTTTAAATTCATTAGATCCGATGTTTTAGAAATATTAAAAGATAAAGATTTTCTGAATTCTTTTGATGCTATTCATGCTTCACCTCCATGCCAAGGATACAGCAACGCAACTAAGCCTGATTCAATTTATGTTCATTATTCACAAGGCAAAGATACTCCAAAGTTAATTGAGCCGGTTCGCGATGCATTAATTAAGACTAAAAAATATTACATTATTGAAAATGTCGCTGGTGCTAAAGATCATCTTATAGAGCCTTTTAAATTAACTGGTTATATGTTTGGTATGCCGATTGAACGAACTAGATATTTTGAATGTAACTTTCCAGTAGCGCAGTTAAAAAATATCACTAAACGTGGATATTCTAAAAAATATGCCGAAGATAATGGAATTGACTACCGTGATATGAGTGTGACAGGCAAGAGTCGTCGCAAAGGTTCTATTGACACTTGGCGTAATATTATGGGAATGCCTTGGGCTGGACGAGGCTGGGAATTGACAGAAGCCATTCCACCTGCTTATACTAAATACATTGGTGAACAACTTTTAAATTTGACGCATAAATATATATGACTGCTGATGTACAAAAAGAAATAATTCAATTAACTGAGCAATGGTATGAACTTATTAGTGGCAATCATCATAAAGATAAAGACTGCCATTGGTATATAGAAACACGCTGGTCTTATGGCGAGCAACCTGAGTTTCGAGTGTTGCATAATGGTTATATTACTGATGATATAGAAATCGCTTGTGATTCTTATGAAACAGCATTGACAGAATTGCGTACCATAATTAAAAGAGCGATTCAAAGAGAAAAAGAGGCTAAAAAATTACCAAAATATAATGACTGGTAAATCGAAAGCATTTACTCTTATAGAAATAGTGTTGGCGACAGTGATATTATTATCATTGATCGCCGCACTTGTTATTAACTTTGATTCTTTACAAGCTAATAGATATGCGGAAGCCCGAGAAAATCTTAAAACATTCTTAATTAATAAACGCACACAGGCAGCATATCACCAAAAAGACATAGAATTATCTTTCTCTGAAGATTATACGATAAATTCATCAGAAGATTCCGATTTATTGGCGGCAATAACTAATGATTTAAAAATAATTGAATCATCTGCAACAAAAATTATTTTTTTTCTTGACGGAACGGTTGAAGAAAGCTATATTGTAACAAGTTCAAATGATGGAAAAGTTACAAACACTTTTCGTATAAATGTCATTGGAAAAATAAACTACGATAAATAATTTTATGTTAAAAATTCAAGTCTGGATGCGCGGCACTAATGAATATAGCCGCCACACTATCCCCGGCCCAACTCCTGATCAAACCCAAGAAGAGTTTGAAGAAGCTTATAGAGAAAGCGGTGAGTGTTTCTGCGAAGGAGATGTTTGGGAGCTTTGTCCATATTTTAACTTTGAGAAGAGAGATTCTATTGATGTATATTTAGGAGGCGACGATAACATCAAAAATAATGAAAAGCCTGTGTATGTTACATCTAATTGGGAAGACTTTGAGTTTGTAAAAGGCGGCGGTGTTAATTATATCCCTCAAGAACCAGATGAAGTTGGCAAGGTAAATATTTGGTGGTATCATGACATGAAGTTCAATGCTGTTTATTATTGGACTAATGTAAGTGAATTTGATCCAAAAAAATTACAGGTGCAATATGGTGTTGATCAAGATGGCAATAAATATCTTGAAGATTTAATTTATGACGGCGAACATCCTGATGATTTTAATGATTTTGGAGACAGCGGTTATGGTTATACTGGACCAGAATTCGTATACCATCCAGATCAAAAATTTGCTGAACCAAAGGAAGATTGATATAATATGAGCATGAATCGAAAAGGTTTTTTTAAGACTTTATTCGGAGGCTTTATTGCTGCCTCTACCGTGCCATCTTTAGTCAAAGCTGAAGATAAGCCTCAAGCATCAAAAGATTTATCACTTAGTGGAGAAGCTTTAAGAATTGATACAAGTGGAGATATTCGCTTAGGAACTAATACTCCTAAACAAGTGCTTCATGTTTCTGGTATTGTTTTTCATATTAATGATCGAAGATTGGAAATGTCTGGCACAGAAAATGGAGATTTTAAAATAAAATGGCTAGACGTTAAAAATGATGAGTCTCACCCTTGCATTGTGGTCTCAAAGCCACAAACTAATCTTTTTAGCTCAATTCCTCATGACATTCGATAGTCATAATAAAAAAATACTAATAATTTCCGACATTCATAATCAAGTTGGTAAATTAAATAAGATTATTAGGCACGAAGCCGCTGACATAAATATTGTGTTGGGCGACTGGTTTGATAGTTTTTATTATGATAAGGATGAAGATTATAAAATTACTGCTGATTATTTAATTCGTTACTTGTCTGCTCCTAATAATTATACATTATGGGGTAACCATGATACGCATTATCTTGTATATAATACTTATGCAATTTGCAGTGGTTATGAAGATCGAAAGTGGAATGCTATCAATGATGTTTTAAAAAGCGATAAAAACTATGTGCTAAATAAATTTGAGTGGTTTGCATGGGTTGATAATTATTTATGTACTCATGCTGGATTACATTCTAGTTTTATAAATCCAACTGCTAAAAATAATTCTGATATTAATCTTTTTCTAATCAAAGAAAAGGAACGCGCCAATATTAGATTAATTTCAGGCTCCGACCATTGGTTTTATATGGCTGGTCAAGCTAGAAATGGACATTTTCCCAGAGGAGGAATACTCTGGTTAGATTTTGATAGTGAATTCGCACCTATACAAGGACTAAAACAAATTGTCGGCCACACTCCTCGCAAAGACAGTAAAATTACTAAATACGCGAAAACAGAAAACTATTGTATCGACACTTCGCTCAATCAATGGCTAACTATCACAAATAGAAAAATAGAAATTAAAGATTATAAAGATCTATGAATGTCAAACTTGTAGCTATAACTTCACCAAAAATCGGAGGATTAAGTAGTGCTGAAGATATTGTATCATATTGCGCGAGAGTAAGTAATCCATCTAATCAGATGAATACTGAAACCGCGCCAAGACTTCTAAAATATTTAATCAAGCATCAACATTGGAGTCCATTTGAGATGGCAAGTGCTACAGTAGAAATTGTTACAAGCAGAGCTATTGCCTCACAAATTCTAAGGCATAGATCTTTTGCTTTTCAAGAATTTAGTCAAAGATATAGTGCAGCCACAAAATTAGAAGATATTCAATGGCGAATGCAAGGTAAAACCAATAGACAAGTTGGTGACGCTGAAGTAAATTTGTCGCCAGAAAAAATCGAATTAGTTAATCAAGCTCTTACTAATAGTCTCAAAGCTTATGATATACTGATTGAATCTGGGATTGCCAAAGAGTGTGCTAGAATGATATTGCCATTAACTACGCAAACTACCATATACATGACTGGAACGCTTCGTAGTTGGATTCATTATATCGAATTGAGAGCTAAAGAAGACACTCAAAAAGAACACAGAGAAATTGCAATAGGTATTAAAAATATATTTATAAACGAATTTCCAATTATTAGTGAAGCACTAGGATGGGTAAATAAAGTTATATGAGATTGATTCTTTGCATACCGGGCAATAATTTCTCAGGCGTCTTTTTGGATAGTCTGCTTAATTTTTATAATTGGTGCAACGCTAACAAAATCACGGTTCTTCTATCAAGAAGAGAATCATGTAATATATACTATGTTCGCAATATGTGTCTGGGCGGTAACTCAACAAGTGGTGAAGATCAAAAACCATTTCAAGGTAATGTTGATTATGATTATATGTTATGGATTGACAGTGATATAATATTTAGTGTAGAAAGTTTCGTAAAATTATATAAATTACAAAAAGATATTGCATCAGGCTTATATTTGATGAGCAATGGACAGCAATATGCAACCGTCGAACATTGGGATGAAGAATTTTTTAATAAAACAGGATTTTTTGAATTTTTGTCTCCACAACATTTGATTAATAAAAATACACCATTTAAAGTTGACTATACAGGTTTTGGCTTTATATTAATAAAGAAAGGAGTATTTGAAAAACTTAAATATCCGTGGTTTAGACCATTATGGAAAAAGTTTGGCAATGTTACTGAATTTACTATGGAAGACGTAAGTTTCTGCCATCTAGCAAAAGAACAAAATATGGACGTTTGGGTGCATCCCGAAGTTATAGTTAAACACGAAAAAAAGGTTTTATATTAACTTTTGTAATAAAACATTATGAACTATCAATTCGAATTCGACTTCGAAACGCCAGAAGATAAAGAAAAGCGTTTTAAAGATTACGCAGATCAACAAGAAAAAATAGACAAAATGTTTGATAAAGACAGCGACAATTATTATTTTTATAATAAATATGTTGATGGATTTATAGATTTGCTTCCTTATAGATTAGGTTGGGGATTCAAACATAATTGGTTTGATTTACGTTGGTGGATTAAATGTAAATATCAAAAGATTCGTTATGGTGTTTCTGACGATGATGTTTATTGTTTAGAAGTTAATATTGCTAAATATATTGTTCCCCGCCTTAAATATCTAAAAAACAAAGGTAAACTTGGTGTTCCTTGTAAATTTATGCCTTCTAATTATTATGATTTATCAGAAGAAGATATGAAAAAGGCTGAACAAATTGGCGAAAAAGAAATGAATTATATTATTGATGAAATGATTTTTGCTTTTGATTATATTATTGATCCTGACAAATATCTGCCTTACCCTGTGATATTATTCAAAGAAAAAAATTACTTTAACAGAGAAAAAACACTTGAAGAAAAAATTTGTTTGGACAAATATGCACAAGAGAGCAAAGAGTTTGAAGCTCGCAAAAAGAATGGTTTAATACTTTTCGCTCAACACTCTGATATTTTATGGATGTAAAAGAAAAAGAAATCAAATACGATAAATGCATTAGTTGCGGTCAATTAACTAATGAGCCTATTTACAAAGACATAACTCTAAGAGATAATTACATCGAAGGAGCGGGACAATTATGTCCTACTTGCGCTGCTGAACTTGATAATCCCAGTCGATAATGAAATTAATTTTAGCGGTGTGTTTGCTAAGTTTAGTTTATATTGTCGGGTGGTATCAAATTCACGGTCAATTTTTGTGGAATTGGTTTAAAAAATATGAATATTATCTTATTTGGATAAGTGTGCCATCAACTTTATTGTCTATTCGCGCAATAAAATTAATAAATGAGCATTTTAATGGTCTTATTTGGCCTAACAGAATATTAACTTTTACAATTGGTATTGTATTTTTTACTATACTTACAGCTTGTCATTTCGGTGAAAAATTTACTATAAAAACATTGACTTTGTTAATATTATGCGTTAGCATAGTCATGCTTCAAATATTATGGGAATGAAATTTACCTCTGAGCAATACGCGCATATAAATAAAACTCGCGATAAGATATTAGAATTAAATCGACAACAACATAAGTTGTACGATGATCTTATTAAATCGTTAGATATTCCTTTTCATGCCGAAGATTGGATGTTTGATTATATTTATAACGAATATGGATCAATAGATAAAATTGAAGATAGAATAAATTCAATAAAATGAATAATTCTAATTTTTATTTAACTTTGGATTTGCCAAAAAATTTCAGTAGACAAGATGCTGAAAAAATTCGCGACGATGTTCTTGACTTCCTTGAAGATAAGCGTCATTATGGATCAAAACATGATGGCAAAAACGGCATAACCGTCAAAGTCGTCAGCGTTTCTACAAATCATGATTGAAAAAGCTATAGAACGTCTTCGCGTTTACAACAAATGGCGCACAGGCGAAGATGATCGCACAATGGATGAAGTTGGTATTATACCTAATCAACTTACTGAAGATATTAAAAATATCTGTGATGAACTCGAAAAATTAATTTGTATATATGCAAGTCGTAATTAACCTTTCAGGAACCTTTTCTATTAGTTCTGAAGCTGTAGAATTTATAAAAAAGAAAATAAAAGATAAGAATGCTAAAAAAACAATTGGTCCTTATTCATTTGATGGTGATCGAACTAATTATCTTTTGATCGAAGCAGTAAAAAAATTAAAAAAGAAAGCAAATGGAATTGATGCAGATTTAAAAATCGTAGACATTCCAGATGATATCGAATGGTCTATTTTTGGTTGTTCTGGTAGTGAGTGGATTGGAGAAAAACATCGAACGTGGCGATGAAACCGCGAATATTGAAACGCGCAATAGAAACTGCTCATGCGCTTTGTCCTGTCAATTGGAAAGATGTCAATAATTCACATATTGCATTTCTCGTCAAAAAGAATAAGATTACTAAGATTGGCTGGAATAGAAAACGTACACATCCAGAAATTGTAAAACATCCATATCATGATGGATATGTCGGCACTCATGCTGAGCTAGATGTTATTCTTAAATCTGGCAAACAAGATTTGCACGATCACAGTATGATTGTTTTGCGGGTTGATAGAAAAAAGCAACTTGCCAATAGCAAACCTTGTCCCGGTTGCCTTAGTCTTATTAAATCGTATGGTCTGTATGATGTTTACTTTTCGAATACCGAAGGTAAGATAGAAAAATTATGAAAAAACCATTGACTTATACCACCTAGAACTTAGTATAAACACGATGAAGAAAGATTTATATATGAAGAATCCTAACGAGAATGTAGTTATTCAAAGTGACGATCTTAAATATGATGGGAAGAATATTATTATTCCATCATATTATGCTGGCGTTATTCATGATTATTTGGCTCATGTAGATCATAAAAATTTGCCAGAGCCAGATAGAGTTGATTATCTCGCTTTTCTTAAATTTATTGAGGATATCCTAGATCATAAAGAGGCTAAGTACAACAAGTAAAAGAAAGGGAGGGTAAATCTATCGGAATGTACGATACTATATTTTGCAAATATCCATTGCCAATGCCAGATGACCCAAAAGGTTATACTGGTTCTCATGATTTTCAAACTAAAGATTTTGATTTAGCTCTTGAATCATACGATATTGATGAAAATGGTAGATTATTTCTTCATCGTTTTGAACGCGAATGGGTTGAAGGGAATAAAGATTCTGAAAGCTTCATTGGAAAATTTGGTTATCTTAACGTTACTAAGAAGTGGCTTGAAGAATTAAAAACTACCGCAACTATTGTATTTTATGATTATCTATCATCAAATAATACTGATTATGATTATTATATAGAATATGAAGCGGTATTTGTTAATGGTAAAATAACTTCGGTTAATTTAATATCGTTCGAAGCAAACGACAATGCTGATAGAAAAAAAAGAGATATTGAATTTGATCTAAAGCTAAAACGAAATTATGAGTTTACAAAGTCTTTGAGATATAAGTATTTTGTTAAACCATATAATAAGACTATTAGTTTTATATTTCGCAAAACTAGTAAGATACTTAGTGATTTATCTCGTATTTTACATACAATAGAGAATAAAATCAAAATATGATTTATTTTATAAATGCATTTTTAATTATTAAAAACACAGCAATAGGTCTAAATGATTACTATTACAATTAAAAATAAAGAAATAAATTATATATTATCTTTAGCTAAAAAGCGGCATGACGCTAAACCTTCTAATATAAAAAATTCTGGAATTCTTATAAATAGAAATCTTAACAATCCTTTGGAAAATTATTTACCGCATTTTATTGGAATCGTTGGCGAATACGCTTGGGCTAAACATACAAATAAAAATATTGATGAAACTATTTATGAAATACGAGATGACGAAGACTTTAATGGGGAAGAAGTAAAAACAATTACTTATTATGGCTCAGGCGAGCCAGAACTAAAAGTCAAAGTTCAAGAGTACAATAATAAAAAACCATCAAAATATATATTGGCGCGGACAAACAAAGATAATATTTTAAAAGCACTCAATTCCGATTCTCAAAAAACTTTAGAAGTAGAATTATTAGCGGAAATATGTCGTTCTGATTTCGAAAGAGAGAAAATAAAAAAAAGATATGGACAATATAATCCTGACAATTATGTTGTTCCATTATCAAAAATGAAAGAACTATGAAATTTAAAAATTTCGAAAAAATAGAGTATACTGTTAATTATAATAAACCATTAGGTAGACAGAACGCTTCTGGTTTATGCGATCCTCCACATCTAAAGTATCCTCAAATACATATTGATCCGCGATTGTTAACTCGTCGCCAACTTAATGTACTAATAGAAGAAGTATTTCACGCTCATTTTTTTGAGATGCCAGAATACAAAGCAAGAAAATTTGCAGCCAATTTAGGAAAACTTGTGTATAATAAGTTTGTAAAGAAATGAATTTACGAGACACGTTAGGCGATGAAAAATATTTCGACCCTCTTTTTAAATTAGACTTTCGCGGTCATAATATAATAGGTTTTAATAAACAATTAATAACCTTAAAACATCCTAATAAATGTGACTCTCAAAACAATTGCTGCCGCGATCATATCATAAAATTTCTAAAAGATGAAGGTTATTTAGATCAGTGTGATGACAAAATCATAATTTTAGATATGTACACTCAAGAAAGTCAATAAAAAACCCTCTATTTTCATAGAGGGTTATATTTTTATGTTATTTTAAACTCCCGTAGGTTATGGCAATACTGTTATTTAAGCTGAACGTTTAGCAGCGACTTCAGCAAGAATTGCACTCGCATTCTGTGGGTGATGGCAATATTAGTGAAGCTGAATTACTGAATACATTACCTGTAGAATTGTAGATATAAACATCGTAGGAACCAGCATCGTTATTTTGTATACCAGATATATTATAAATATAATTAGTTGCATTAGGAATATTTACTGAATCTTTTCTCCATTGATAATTTAAAGGTTGACCATTTGCTGTCACTACAAATGAAGCATTTCCTCCAAGATATCCAGAAACATTCTGAGGTTGTGTTGATATGCTAGGAGCAATAACAGGGAATACATCAGGTGTCCAAGGCAAAGGAGGTTGTACAACAGGTGGAACTAGTTGATTATAAATTTGTTGCATTGCTCCACTTTCATATTGATTTTTCTGATCTTGACCGATTTGATTCCAGACCCAACTTAGCACTTCAGGTTCAGTTAAATTTTGATATGGAATGAATTCACCTGTTGTGGCAGGTATTGCAGTTGAAGAATAAGTTCTGCCATAAAAAGGTCCACCGCTGCCACCAGAATAATAAGCTAAACAGTCCCAGTGAACTGTAAATACATAATCTGTTTCGCCACTAAATTGTGGATAACATTCCATCACTCCGACACGCCATAAATTTTGAAAATCATTGCTCATAATAATCTCTACACTATAATAACAAAAAAAAAGATTTTTTTTATTTATTTTTTCACAATATTGGTTATGATATGTACAAATACAATATATGAAAAAGTGTTTATACTGTGATGAATTTATAGATGTTGAAAACGATGATTATCAAAAGGTAGGTAAGAAAATTGTCTGTGCATTTTGTTACGAAGATTATGCAGATGAATTAGATAATACTTATGTAGAAGATGAAGAATATTCTCGCGAAGAAGAATAAATAGTGTAATATATATTAGCGCAAATATATGCTGGATAAAATTTGATAAATTATCAAAATCCAGTTAAGCCCGAAGCGCATGAAACCGTGTTTCAAATCGGGCTTTTTTTCGTCCCATACCCCCAACTTTCTCAAAAAATCTTGCATCGACCCCTTGACAACCCTCAGAAACCTGCTAAATTCATCGCGTATGGATAACCCATCACAAAAGACTGGCCGTGGTCGTCCGAAGGGATCGACCAGTACCATTGAAATCACGTTGGCTGACTTGCTTGCCAAGCTCAACAACGATCCAAACGCAATCGTGCAAGTTGGTCGCACTTGGTACGCGAAGTACAAGAGCGTTCCTGCGACCTCTTCGCAAGATGGTGATGCGCTGCCTCCCGAAATTCAGGAGCAGCTTCAAGATACGAAGGAAGAGGATTCGAAAGTCGAGTTCGTAATTTCCTGATAAATATGTTTAATGAACTTGTCGGGCAAGATGCTGTAAAACGCAAGCTACAATTTTATATTGAAGCTTACAAAGTTACTGGATCTTTTCCGTTTCTTAATTTCATTGGAGCTAGAGGTCTTGGCAAATCAAAGTTTGCCCAAGAGTTCTCCAAGAACATCATTGGTTCCAATGGACGTAAGAAACCGCTACTGTCGCTCAACAGCAGCAGTATAAAATCGGGCAAACAGTTTTTTGAACAAGTTTTTCTGCCCCATATCAACGATCAAGAAGTTATTGTCTTCTTTGATGAATGTCATGCGTTACCAACAGATTTTGTATATGCTTTACTGACTATTCTCAATACAGAAAAAGATAATAAAGTAGAATACACTGCTGGCGATAATGTATACAGTTTTGATTTCAAAAAACATCATTTTATATTTGCAACAACTGAGTCGCAAGATTTATTTATTCCGTTGCGCGATAGATTGACTTTCATTGAATTTTCAGATTACACTGAAGATGATTTGCAGCAAATATTTAGAATATCATTGCCAGATATACAATTTGATGATGAAGCATTACATATTCTAGCTCAAACTAGTCGTGGTAATGCTCGCTCTTGCGTCCTCCGCGCAAGAGATGTAAAAATTTATACTGACCGACTTTCAGCGAATAAATTTACAAAAAACGACGCAATTAATTTGTTTCATATTCTAGGAGTGTTACCTCACGGTTTAAATAGAATTGAATGGCAGATACTAAATATATTGCGTAAAGAAGGTAGTTGTAGTCTATCAATGTTGGCTGCAAAAACTGGCTTGTCAAGATCCGCTATACAAAAAGATTTTGAATTATTTTTGATTAGAAAAGGACTTATCAATATTGATGTATTGCGACATATTACTGTTCATGGTTGTAAAGTATTAGAAAGTATAAGTAAGTAAGAAAGTATGTATGTTGCCTCTCAAGCATAGATGGCGATGCAGGGGTTTTGTAAACCCCAGAGCAGAGTTCAAGTCTCTGGAGAGGCTTTAGATTTCTCCTTGACAATCGGTGAAAATATAATAGGTTGTCGATGTTCTTTAAATAATGCGTTCGTAGCTCAACGGTAGAGCATCGGCCTTTTAAGCCGGTGGTTGTGGATTCGAATTCCACCGGACGCACCATTTTTTCAGATTTTAAGCAGTGAGGTTCACTTATATCTAACGTGTGTTAGTAATATAAGACGGGAATACGTTCCCCGCTGCTTAATTAATTTAATATGTAGTAGTTTCTATGGGCCGTTAGCATAATGGTTTGTGCAGCGAACTCATAATTCGTCGGTTGCTGGTTCAAGTCCAGCACGGCCCACAGAGACTATTGCATATTTATTATAGTCCAATAACTCAACGGCAGAGTAAACTCTTTATAAGGGTGAAGTTGTGGGTTCGAATCCCGCTTGGACTATGATATGGCCCATTCGTCTACTGGCTAGGACATCAGATTTTCAATCTGGGAAAGAGGGATCGATACCCTCATGGGCTACCAATTTTTGTTATTTTCAAACGGCTTAGTAGACCAACGGCAGAGTCAACAGACTTAAAATCTGCAAAGTGTGGGTTCGAATCCCACCTAAGCCACCATTTTATTGTAATAATAAAAAAGTGTAATATAATTATATATGAGTGATTCATACACCTTATACAATAACACAGTGATGGATCATTTTATAAATCCTCGCAACATGGGGGATTTAGCAGATGCAAATGCAATTGGTGAGGTTGGTGCGGCAGCTTGCGGCGACATAATGAAAATTAGTCTAAAAATAGACGATAAAACTAATACAGTTATTGATGCTAAGTTTAAAACATTTGGGTGTGGAAGCGCGATAGCAGCTTCTAGCATGGCTACAGAATTAATAAAAGGCAGAACTATAGATGATTTGCAAAAGAATTTTAATAACGATCAAATAGTAGAAGCTCTTGGAGGTTTACCACCTGTAAAAATTCACTGTAGTGTTTTGGCTGAAGAAGCATTACAAGCAGCTTTAGAAGATTATAAAAAAAATTTTAGATAGCAAAAGATTTTTCCTTTTTAAAATTTTAACGTTCCCGTAGCCGAGCGGAGCTTCTACCTCCGTCATCGTAAATGGAGCTGAAAATACAGGTTCGAATCCTGTCGGGAACGCCAATTTAGTTCCAGAGTAGCTCAACGGTAGAGTAGCGCACTTTAATGCGCGTGTTAGAGGTTCGAATCCTTTCTCTGGAGTCATCTTTCAATACATTTTAAATCCACTTAAATCAACTTCATTAACTTTATATCCACTACTTAATGAAGATATTGTGTTATTTACTTCATTTATATAATTTGGTATATTTGTTGCTAAACCAGCGGAAGTTCCGAACGTCATATACCATGCGCCAATTACTACTATCTCGTTGTTGATAATAGTAGAAACAATATTGCCACTGTCGCCGCCGATCAAAGCTTCAAAATATTGCGCTCTGTTAGCATCTTTTGATATATTTATCAACGTATTTGTTGATCCAAAAGTCGTATTAATCAAGCCATTTTCACCAATTAAAGCTTTTCTCTCTTGATCTGAATACAGCAGAGGAAAATTAATTGCGTTGCCGAAATATTTAAGATAATTAGCTGGCAATACATTATATACCTTTAGCGAAGAATCAACCTCTTTATCTAATTCACCTATCAAGATATCAGTATTAGCAACTCTTTTCGTTTTCATAACATTGTATACAAGAGATACATTGTTGTTATTAATAAAGAAAATCATAAATGGCGATTGCGAATAAGGTACATGATGAGCTAACAATACATGTTTCTTGGTTATAAGAGTCCCGCCGCCGACTCCTCCAAGAGGAACAACGGCAGCAGAATAACCACTTAAATCAAGACTTTTTGCCCAACAATTATTATTTCGCGGCCAATT